CGTAACTCTTAGTCACAAAGTGGCCGTGATATGACGCAAGCACTTAATTTCGAGCAAATCCGCGCCAATTATCTGCGCGACCTACAAAACCAAAACCCTACCGCCCATGTGCACGCAGGCAGCGACAACCATGTACGTGCTACCGCTATTGCTGCTGTGGGTGAAGGCCAATACCAGCATCAAGAGTGGATTTTGCGTCAAGCGTTTGCCGATACCGCCGACAGTGCCTACCTCGAAAAACACGCTGCCAAATATGGGATTTACCGAAAAACTGCCACCTTTGCGGGCGGTAAGGTGCGTGTTCGCGGCGCGGTCGGTGCAACGGTGCCTGTTGGCCAACAAATCAATGTGGGCGATAAGGTGTATTTAGCCGCCGAATCTGCCGTTATCGGTACGCTTGGAAGCACCGAGATAGCCGTTATCGCCACTGTTGCGGGTAGTGCTCAAAATCAAACCGCCGAAACCGCGGCTACGCTGCAAAGCGTACCTGCAGGGATTGACAGTTCCGCCGTCTTGCTAACGATGGTTGGCGGTACAGATGCCGAAAGCGATGAGAGCCTGTTGGCACGCTACGAAGAACGCCTGCGCCGACCCGCTGCGGGCGGTAACCAATACGACTTCCGCAATTGGTGCTTGGAAGTGCCGGGTGTGGTTGATGCCTTTATCTACCCTTTGCGTCGTGGTAACGGCTTTGTCGATGCCGTTATTTTGGGTGAAAACGGTATTCCCAGCGCAGAAACACTGGCCGCCGTACAGGCTCATGTCGATGCGGTGCGACCTGTTACCCGTAAAAACGGCTTTCTAGCCCTTGCGCCCAGTATCCAGACCGTGAATGTAGCCGTCACCATTACCTTAAGCAGCGGTACGGATACCGATACGGCCACCGCTGCCATCAAATCAGCTGTAAACGCCTATTTTGATGCCTTAAAACCCGGCGACACCCTAATTAAAAGCCAGTTGGAAACCTTAATCAGCGAGGTGTACGGCGTGCGTGACCGTGTCTTAACCACACCCGTGAGCAATATCAAGCCCCAGGAAAGTGCCGAAGATATTTACTGGCTGCGTGCTGGCAGTATTAGCGTGGAGTACACCACGTGAGCCATCAAGCCTTACTTGCCGCCATGCGCCCGCCTGTCAGCTACGACACCGTAGGAGATACGGCAGAAATCAAAGCTGAAGCGGGTGTGTTTGATATTGTGGCCGATCATGCGGAAGGAGTGAGAAATGCGCCGTTCCCTGACGCGGGAAACGATTACCTGTACCGCTGGGAAGAGCTGCTGGCCATCACTCCGCCTGCTGGAGCCAATACCCAACAACGTACTGATGCCGTGCTGGCCAAACTCAACGCCTTGGGCGGTTTGAGCATTGCCTACTTTACTGCCATTGCTGAATCGGCAGGCTACACCGTAAACATTTATGAAGAAGACCAATTCCGTGCCGGTGAAAGCTGTGCGGGAGATTGTTTGAATACTGAAGATGCTATTTGGCGTTGGTGCGTCGACATCGCCGACGGAAAAGCCACCGCCTATATTTTCAGAGCCGGACAAAGCCGTGCCGGCGACCGCATCAGTGTATACACCGACCCGATTATCGAAACAATGTTCGAAGAATTAAAACCGGCATGGACTTATTGCCGTTTTGAGTATGAAGAAGAGGTATAAAAATGGACTTAATCCAAACCCCGAGTAAGCAATTTATTGACGGCGACCGCCGTACGCCCGGTACGCCCGTGCCTGCATGGTGGTTGAATCAATTGCAAGGCGAGTTGTACAGCATTTTAAACGCGGTTGGCATTGAGCCTAACAAAGCCGACCATGCCCAAGTCTTATCAGCTATTAAAACGCTGGCCGCCGATGCTTCTCAAGTGGCCAGTATTGAGGCTTTGCGTAAATACAGCGGTGATGGTTATGTAAACGTTAACGCCTATCACCCCAATACAACAGTGGGCGGCGGCGTGTTCGTGGCGGATAAAGCAGATAAATCTACCGCTGATAACGGTTGTACCGTTATTGTTTCTACCGACGGCACGCGCTGGAAGCGTGTGTTTTCAGGGATGCTTAACCTGCATGATTTTGGCTATGTAGCCAGCAAAAACAATGCACTAGCAACTTTAAATGCCGCTGAAGCCGCCGCGCTTGGCATTGTTGTCGACTGCTTGGGTTTGTCAATTGATACGGGTAATACCTACCCGCAAAAAAACAAATACACAAACGGCAAGTTTGTGATTAACGGCAAAACTGTCGATGTTCAATACCAGCCTATCAGAAGCGGTATCGGTCGATTCATTTCTGGCTCAGGGGCCGCCGCGAACATTAAATCGAATGAGTGGACTGGTGCTGGAATTGTAGCGATTGGCGAAGGTGCAATGAATCAAACTGAAAAGTGTGTTTCAGCTATCGCAATTGGTGATCGTTCACAAGGTTTTTCCCGTATTAGTCGCGACAATATTTCTATTGGCCCAGACAGTCTTATTAATGTACAGGCCGAAACGGAATGGTACGACCAGTCTAAGATGTCCGGCACGCGCAACGTCGGTATTGGCGGTAATGCTGGGCGCGGCATCACTAGCGGCTTTTCAAATGTAGCAATCGGCAGAAATTCAGGTCAGGGGCTGGGAACTGGCTATTCGAATGTGGTATTAGGTTCGGCAGCGTTGGCCGGTGTTGCCCCAATAGGACTGACTGGCGATATTGAAGTTTTTTGGCCATCCCCAACGTCTCGCACCGTAGCTATCGGCGAATCTGTTTTACAGATGTACCAAGGACGAGATGCGCAAACTGCAATTGGTGGAGGTGCTGCAAGAAATACAAAAAAAGCTGAAAAAGTGACCGCGATTGGTGCTTCGGCGTTAGAGAACTTAGAACGAACCAGCGCTCCGAATGGAGGCGATGTGCTATGGACTGGCACTGAGAGCGGAAATTATACCCAAAGCGGCAGTAATATTACTTTGACATTTGGCAATATTCGCGGCGCAAAAGTCGGTTATTGGGTGGGAATCCGCCTCACTTCAGGCGAAGCCAAGACAGTTCAGGGTGATGTAGTGCCTGCTGAAGTGGTTGAAGTAACAGAAAGTAGTATTAAAGTCCGTAGTCCTAAAGAACTTAACGCATCAGGAGTGGCGGAGCTTAAATATGTCTATTCGTCATCATCTTCGGCAGCGAAGAATGAAGAGTTAACAGTGATTGGTACGAATGCACTGAAAGATGCAGTCAGCGGTGCATATTCTACTGTTATTGGTGCAGATGCCATGTTGACAAGCAGTAACCCCCAAAAAGTTGTGGCGGTTGGGGCATCATCATTCAGAAATGGAACGCATTATTCAAGTGTCGCTGTGGGATATTGGTGCGCGCCTACTATTAGTAGTGAGCAGTGCGTTTTTATTGGCGATTCAGCAGGATATCGAAATGTTCAGGGAAATGTTTTAAGCGGGAAAATAACTAATGCCATTGCGATTGGTTACGGTGCGCGAATCAATGGAAGTAACGAGATTCAGCTTGGCGGGTCGGGACAAACATTGTACGCCCCGACAGCGGTAAATATTCGTTCGGATGCCCGCGACAAAACGGATATCGCACCACTGGATATCGGTTTGGATTTTGTTAAAAAGCTGCGACCGGTAACTGGAGTATATGACCGCCGAGACGCCTATACCGACGAACTTTTTACCGATTTGCCGCCGGAAGAGCGCGCAGAAAAACTGCGGGAGTGGTGGCGGGCCCCAACCAAAGACGGACGCTACAAAGAAGACCGCATCCAGCATTGGTTTATTGCTCAAGATGTTGCTGCATTAGAAGCTGAGTACGGCAAACTGCCGATGGTGAATTGCAGGATGGACACTTACACAATTGAGTACGAGACATTTGTGCCCGTTTTAACAAAAGCGATTCAAGAAATGTCTGCTCAAATTGATGACCTTAAGAAGCAGATTGAGGAGTTAAAAAAATGACAAGATGCGTGATTGACCAAGACGGATTGTTCGTAGAGGAGCAATATTTTGATGACGGGCGCGCCAGCATCGAAGCTGAAATGCCTGATCTCGCACAATATCAGGCTGCCCAGTGGGATGGGCAAGGTTGGCAGATAATTCCCGACTATCGCGGATGCGTAGTTTTTGTCGGTGAGCAAGAGCAGGTGTGGGATAAGTTAGGTGATTTGCCCGATGGCATCAGCCTGACCCCGCCTGAATCGGCAAATATTGACGGCGTAAAATCCGGAAAACTTGTCGCATTAAATGCTGCCGCTCAGGCTTTTATTAACAAGCACGCCGGTATCGACAGCGTACCTGAATTTGAGTTTGCAAGCTGGGCAATTCAAGCCGCTGAAGCGAAGGCTTGGCAGGAAGATAAAGCCGCGCCAACGCCAGTGCTTGACGGCATCGCCACAGCCCGCGGTATTCCTGCTGATACGCTTAAGGCTGCTGCGCTACGTAAAACGCTGGCCTATGAGCAACTTGCCGCCCATGTGGCAGGCCAGCGCCAAGCGCTGCAAAGCAAGATCGAAGCAGCGAAAACGCAGGCCGCGCTTGATAAGATTGTAGTCGTATTCACACTGCCGGAGGCCGTCTGAATGGTTCAAGTCTATTTGGCACTCTATAAAGGCAAAGCCGCAATCAACACCCCGCGCGATGTGGTTAAACGCATTGCCGACAGCGTTGTACGATTGGCAACATGCAGCCCGTACAGCCATTGTGAAATCGCTGTTAAGCACCCACGCGACGGCCTGTTTGATTGTTATTCGTCTAGCGCGAGAGACGGCGGGGTGCGCATTAAAACCATGCCGCTGCCTGCTGATAAATGGGACTTAATCCCGCTGCCGCAATCTGTTGCCATATCGGCCAGCCGCTTGTTCCACCGTACACACGGGGCAGGTTACGACTGGCTAGGTGCGATTGGCGTGGTACTCAAATCACCACACAGCAAAAGCCGCTGGTTTTGCAGCGAATGGTGCGCATATGTAATAGGCTACACTAACCCGTGCCGATACAGCCCGCAAACCCTGTATGCCGCGGTATCAACTAAAGATAGACCGTCTGAGAAAATGGAGGAAACAAAGTAATTTAGAAAGTTTTAAATAAAGTGGAGCGGCGACGTGTCTGTGTTGCGAGCACCGGCACGCCAGCCAAGCAGAGCAAGCCTGCATTGACTTCTAAGGCCGCCTTAGTCTCTAGAGACCGAGGCATTCTATCTGATACAGGAGTGGATGCAAATGCAAATCTATCGTGAATTACGCTGTAAGTTTTGTGGGAAATTGCTGGCAAAAGGCAGCGGTTGTGTACAAATAAAGTGCGCTCGTTGTAAAAACATCAATTCTTTCAGCTAATTAATAAATCAAAAGAATGCCTTTGAGCATCATATTAAATCTGATTTAGAGCATCGCGAATGCCATAATTTAGGAGTATATATGATGCAAAAAATGCAACAGACATTACCTATTATCCCCTGGATGGGTGGCAAACGTCGTTTGGCAAAACATCTTTTGCCCATGTTCCCCGAGCATTCTTGTTATGTTGAGTTGTTTTCCGGTGGCGCAGCGTTGTTCTTTATGCGCCCAACGCCTGCTAAAGTAGAGGTACTCAACGACATCAACGGACAGCTCATCAATCTCT